TGAGGAAGGATCGGCGTTTCCGGCGGGTTGTGTGGGAAGTGGGCGGTCCGATGGCTGTCTATGCTTTCGAGGCCGTGAGCCGAACAGGAGCAGAGCGGATTGTGAGCGAGTTTGCAGAATCGGGTTTGCCGAAAGCAGCAGCACGCGACTATGCTACGATGTGAAGCAGATCGAAGAAAGAGACGGGCAAGACGAATGAGTATTGGTGAACTTTTCGAGACGATCCGCGAGGGCTTGCGCACTGGCGCATTCCCCAAGCCAGACCCGGCGGACGTGGCCGCTATCGGTCCGTTATTCGAAGGGGTGAGAGATATCCCCGAGGAATGCAATCTTCTACTTGACGAAGGACAAGCAGTTCTGTATGGTCTATCCCAAGAAGCGGGGAAAGGGAGAGAGACCGTGGATAAGATCGTGTCCTACATTCGAGTTTCAACCAAGAAGCAGGGGCGCTCAGGTCTGGGCCTTGAGGCACAACGCCAAGCCGTTTCGGACTACGCGAAGCAATCGCAAGCGAAAGTGATGCGGGAGTTTCAGGAAGTCGAGTCCGGAAAGCGCTCGGATCGTCCGGAGCTCGCGGCGGCTCTGGCGTTTGCACGGCGCTCAGGCGCTCGCCTCTGTGTGGCGAAACTGGACCGGCTGGCGCGTAACGTGGCCTTTCTCTCGCGTCTCATGGAATCGGGTGTCGATGTCGTGGCTTGCGATAACCCGCACGCGACACGGTTCACGGGTCACATTCTCGCGGCTGTGGCAGAGTGGGAAGCCGAAGCCATATCGAAGCGAACGAAGGAAGGACTCGCGCAAGCACGCAAGAAGGGGGTGGCGCTTGGGTCTGCCCGTCCGGGCCACTGGGAAGGCCGTGAGGACGCGCGGCGACGTGGGGGCGTGAAAGGACTCGCGAAAGCACGCAAGGTGATTTCAGAGCGAGCACGCGCAGAGTACGCGGACCTGTTGCCAGTGATTCAAGGAATGCGCTCCGAGGGTCTCAGTCTTCAGAAAATCGCAGACGCGCTGAATGCTGACGGACACCGGACACGGCGGGGCAAGAAGTTTCACTCTTCGCAAGTCCGAAACATCCTGACAAGAGCCGAGGAATAGGCAAGGAGCGGGAACGATGAAACTGCGACAACGACAACTCAAAGGTGGCGGACGCTCATTCTATATCGACTTCAGGCACAACGGCCAGCGGCAACGAAAACGACTCGAAGGAATCTCAGACCGCAAGACAGCGGAAATCGCCTTCGCGGAATTCAAGGTCCGATACTCACGCGGACAAGCAAACCTGCCCACAAACGAAGCCCTGCCGCTGGGCGAATGCCTGAAAGACCATCTTGCGGTCAAGCGAGGTGAGGGTTGCGTTCCAAAGTATGTCGGAATAGTGGAAGCCCAAGCACTGCAAGCGGAAAGGGCCTTCGGGGAGCACTTGCCCGTCAAGAACCTATCCGAGAAGCGAGTGCAACAGTGGCGTGCGGAGTTGCTCGCGACGGGCCAGACCCCGAGCACGATCAATCGCAAAGTGCGGATGCTCCGTGCGGCGATCAACCAAGCAGTAAGATCGGGCAAGGTCTCCGTCAACCCGCTTGAGAACATCGGCAACCTGTCAGACTCACGGCGGGAGGTCTGGCGTTGGCTTTCTCAAGAGGAAGTGGCGGCTCTGTTGGGTGTGCTACGCGACGGAGTCGAAAAGACCGTAAAACGGCGCAATGGGCGCAACTACAAAACAGTGGCGGGCAAGAACCCGGAACTGTATGCGCTGATACTCTTTCTACTTTCCACGGGAGCGCGGCGGGGCGAAGCGCTCGCGCTCACTTGGAAGGAAGTGGACTTTGGGCGTGGCATGGTAGCACTTCACACAACCAAGGCAGCGGCCCGTGGCCGACGGGCAAAGGCTCGACACGTCCCCATGACTCCGGCCTTGCGCGAGATACTCGAAACCCTACCCCGAGAAGGGCAGCAAGTCTTCTCCATCTCCCGAAACAACCTTCGGCGGAAATTCGAGCGGGTCTGCGAACTGGCGGAAATAGGACATTGCCGAATCCATGACTTGCGGCACACGTTCGCCTCTCATTTGGTGATGGCCGGAACGCCTTTGAATACCGTTCGAGAATTGCTCGGCCACACGTCGATGCAGATGACCCTACGATACGCCCACTTGGCCCCAGAGGCAGCTCAGACAGCCATTGAAGCCCTCCCCTTCGGCGGAAGCAGCGAAGCCGCTCAGATAGTCGAAATCGGCGGATAGATCATAAACAACCGAAAGAAAAGGAAACTGAAGACATGAAAGACAATGAGACAAGACAAGAGTTTATCCGGCTGCGTGCCAAAGGCAAGTCGTTCCGCGATATAAGCGACGCGCTCGATGTTGGCACGAGCACGTTGGTCAGGTGGTCGAAAGAGTACGAAAAAGAGATACGCGAGTTGAAGGAAATGGAATTGGACGCACTGCGAACAGAATACGGCGCGACGTTTGAAGCGCATCTTCGCAGACTTGGCGGCACTCTGAAACGGATTTCCGAAGAGATTGACGGGCGAGACTTTTCAGAAGTGCCAACGGAAAAACTGTTGGCAGTGGCCTTGAAATATGAAGACGCTTTACAGCGCGATATCGACGCCCCCGAACCGATGAGCGAGGACGCTGAGCCCGCCCCAGAAATAGAAATAACAGACCACGTGCGTGAACTGATCCGCGAATTCCAACCGCGACTAATTGAAAATTATAGAGAAGAGGTCATGGAAAAGGAACGAGAGGATGTTAGACAAGAGATTAAGGAAGAGGAACTGGAGGATGTTAGGCGAGAGATTAAGGAAGAACTAATGGCCGCTGAAACGGGATGATGGGACCAGAATCCGGACAAAGCCCGACCGCTCTCGGGGGCAGGGAAGTGAAATCTCTGTGGCCTAGGCCCCGCAAAGGGCTGCGCAGAGTAAGATCCGCGGATTTCTCTTCACGCGACTGACATCTATCTTTCGAGAAGAAAGATGATTGAGCAGAGATGATACCTATGATACATTCTCCGAAATGAGAAATGCTTTACACAAGCCCAAGATTAGATTCATCGACCTCTTCTGTGGCATCGGTGGTTTTCGCGTTGCCGCCGAGGGCGCGGCAAAACTGATGGGGGCAAAGCCAGAGTGCATGCTATCAAGTGATATTGATGGCCCCTGCGGGGAGGCCTACGAAGCGAATTTTGGAGAAAGACCCTTCGGGGATATTGCACAGCTCAACACAAAGAAAATTCCCTCCCATGATTTGCTTCTCGCGGGCTTCCCTTGCCAGCCTTTCAGTATCATCGGTCATCAGAAAGGATTCGAGGATACCCGAGGAACCCTTTTCTTTGAGATCGCACGGATTCTCGAAGCCAAGCGCCCAAAGGCGTTTGTTCTTGAGAACGTTAAGATGCTGAAAGGACATGACAAAGGCAACACCTTGAAGCGAATAATGAAAGCACTGCGGGATCTAGGCTACACCTGCGACTACAAGGTTCTCAACGCGCTCGATTTCGGGCTTCCACAGAAACGGGAACGAATCTTCATTGTGGGCTACAGGAAACGGTGCAGTTTCACGTGGCCTGAGGGCAACATTACGATGGCCCCACTATCCTCGATTCTTGAAAGCACAGTCCCAGAAAAGTTCTACGCCTCCGACTACATCAGAGCTAACCGACTCGCTAAGCACCCCCCAACTGACGAACTTACAATATGGCATGAGAATAAAGCAGGCCATATAAGTGCTTACCCCTATTCTTGCGCTTTACGGGCAGGGGCATCCTACAATTACCTTCTTGTAAACGGCGAACGTCGCCTCACGCCTCGCGAGATGCTTAGACTACAGGGCTTCCCCGAGTCTTTCAAGATTGCGTGCAACTACAGCCAGACGAGAAAACAGGCAGGCAACAGTCTGCCTGTGCCCGTCGCACAGAGCGTCTTGTTTCAACTTTTTGTGGCGCAAGGATGGCACGATGGGACTTGCGATGAAGCAATAGGGAGAGTATCCACGGTCACGAGTAGGTGACCCTTTTGCAGAGGAGGCCAAAGCATGGCCGGAAGACAGATCCCAAGACTGCGCACGGTTGAGAAATACAACCCCCCGTACCCGCTCAACAAGTTTCCGGCTGATTTTCCGTTGCGTCTCGGGAAGGAAATCGTTTTTCATCTTGCGACTCGCAGGACTCCGAGGCTTGAAGGCAGTGATTGGGAAGAGATATTTGCGAAGATAATCGACGCCGATTGGCGGCCTTCGAATGTCGGCCTCGACGATGTTGTTCTCCAACAAACAGCATGGGGCGCAAAGACGGTGAAGAATCCAAAGCCATCAGAGGTGAGAAACGTCAGGCTAATCTCAGGCAGGAATTCACCGACGTTTTCCTTTGGGGACACCAAGGTGATCGACCGCGACGCGTCCGAATTGGGGGAGAAGATTCTTCGAATCTGGAATGAGCGAGTCACAGGTGTAAAACAAAAGTTCAAAAACCTCCGGACAGTTGTTCTTATCAAAGGAGACGGCCTGCGCGAGGTATCAGTGTTCGAACTCGACACCGTTCGCTACTTGCACGAAGACTATTGGTGGCAGTGGAACGGTAGGAGGAATCTGGAAGGCTACAGCGTGTCATCAGACAAGCACGTCTTTACTTGGCAACCCAGCGGGTCTCAGTTTACGATTAAAGAGGATGTGCCGGACGAGCGTCTTGTAATCAGAGTTAAGCAGCCTCCGATGGTGAATAGCGCAAAGGTTCTTGAGGAGATCGGATTCGACGACTCTTGGGTTGAAGTCATCTCGAACCATAGTCATATGGACAATGTTTCCAAGGAAGAGCGCTCCCGAATTATGGCCCAAGTGAAGGGGTCAAGAAACAAGTCAACAGAGCTCGCCTTTATTGGGATCTTGCGTTCCCGGAAGATTTGCGGCTGGCGCCGTAACTATCGCGCCTACGGTCGTCCCGATTTTGTCTTCCCACAATCACGGCTGGCCGTATTCATCGACGGATGTTTCTGGCACTCCTGCCCTCGACACGCGCGATTACCCTCCACCAATCGCGCGTACTGGAAAGCCAAGATATCGCGAAATGGAAAACGTGACCGCGCCGTTAATAGGCGACTGAAACAACAGGGCTGGTCGGTTATACGGTTCTGGGAACATGATATGCATGGCGGTTCAGGATTTACCCAGAAGGTTAGGAGACTTGAACGCATTGTCCAGCCTCTGTCCCATATGGGGAAATGAAAGAAACCCTAGTATCCACAAACGCAGAGCAAAGGGCGGGTGCCTCGACGTATTCCGCACTCTCACAGTTTATGAGCCCCATATGGTAAAGCGGGCGGGTGATTTCTCTTGAGCTTAGGGGCAACTGTTGGCAGACTCGCTTTCGTCGTATCGAAAACGAAATGGTTGTTGTTCGTCGAAAGGAATGCTCCCATGAAGAGAATCGCGTGTATGGCTTCCATTGCGCTAATGTTTCTGGCTGTGATGCCACTGGCGTATGCGCAAGGAATCGAATGGGAAGTGCTCCGCGATGAAGCCTACGAGTTGAAGCGAGTCGGCAAGTACGCCCGCGCCGTGGTTGTAGCGAAAAAAGCCTTAGAAGTCGCGGAACAAAGCGTCGGCGCAAATCATGGCTCTGTGGCTGAGAGTGCGAACTTGTTAGGTTTGCTCTACTCTGATCAAGGCCTCTATGCTCAGGCTGAGCCGCTCCAGAAGCGCGCGCTGGCGATCGCCGAAGAGGCTCTCGGTCCAGACCATCCCAACGTGGCGGCGGGCCTCAACAACTTGGCTTCGCTCTACTACAAGCAAGGCCTTTACGCGCAAGCTGAGCCGCTCTTCAAGCGAGCGTTGGCGATCGACGAACAGGCTCTCGGTCCAGACCACCCCAGCGTGGCCACGGACCTCAACAACTTGGCTTTGCTCTACTCTGACCAAGGCCTCTATGCTCAGGCTGAGCCGCTCCAGAAGCGCGCGCTGGCGATCTATGAGAAGGCTCTCGGTCCAGATCATCCCGATGTGGCGACGAGTCTGGGTAACTTGGCTTGGCTCTACTCTAATCAAGGCCTCTACGCCCAATCCGAGCTGCTCCAGCATCGCGCGCTGGCGATCCGTGAGAAGGCTCTCGGTCCAGATCATCCCGATGTGGCGACGAGTCTGGGTAACTTGGCTTTGCTCTACTCTGACCAAGGCCTCTACGCACAAGCTGAGCCGCTATACAAGCGCGCGCTGGCGATCAATGAGAAGGCTCTCGGTCTAGATCATCCCGGTGTGGCGACGAGCCTCAACAACTTGGCTTTGCTCTACTCTGACCAAGGCCTCTACGCGCAAGCTGAGCCGCTCTTCAAGCGAGCGTTGGCGATCTATGAGAAGGTTCTCGGCCCCGATCATCCCGATGTGGCGACGGGTCTGGGCAACTTGGCTTTGCTCTACTCTAATCAAGGCCTCTACGCCCAATCCGAGCTGCTCCAGCATCGCGCGCTGGCGATCCGTGAGAAGGCTCTCGGCCCCGATCATCCCGATGTGGCGACGAGTCTGGACAACTTGGCTTCGCTCTATCGGAAAACGAACCGTGAGAAAGAAGCGGTTGAACTGGAACAGCGAGCGACACGCATCGAGGCAATCAAGCGATGAGTAGCCAAACCTTCACCAGAATCGCGCTGTTCTTTCTCTGCTGTCTCGCGCCGATCGCGGCGTTTGCAGCGATAGAAGACTTCTCGGGAAAGGTTGTCGGGGTGAGCGACGGGGACACGATCACGGTCCTACATGATCGCACGCCGGAAAAGATACGGCTTCACGGGATCGACTGCCCAGAGGCAAAGCAAGCCTTCGGGACCAAAGCGAAGCAGTTTACATCGAAGCAGGTCTTCGGGCAGGTTGTCACGATCCGCGTGAAGGATAAGGACCGCTACGGGCGAACGGTGGGCGAAGTGGTTCTATCTGACGGGCGCGTCCTGAATCACGAATTGGTGAAGGCGGGCTTCGCGTGGCACTACGTCAAGTATGCCCGAGACGATAAGACGCTGGCC